AGCTTTTCTTTTAGTATCTTTAATACCTTTTTGCAGTTCGTGTGATAAACTAAAACCCTCTTCAATTAAACCGTCAACTAATTTTTCCCCTTCTTTAAGTGCCAAATACGTGGCAAGAAATCCACCAAGCACTATAGGCGTATTTGAATTGCCTAAAAAGTTTTCAAGATAGTTGCCGCGCCTCTCCCGTCCAAAATGCTCATCTACAGCGTCCTTTTCTGCCTTGGTTACCTTCTTCAGGACAAACCCGTCCGGGATCAATACGTAAGCCATTAACGTCTCTTTTTGCGCCGGTAGGCAACGCCCATTTTCTTTAGGTTTAACTTGCCGTCGCGATATCTAAATTCCTTTTTCCTGCTGTTAGCCTTAACGAACTTCTGCCATGCTGATAGTTTACGCTTAGGTCGTCCTCTGGATCTATCGATACTGGAGGACGTAAAATAGGCTTCGCGCTGTTTCCTTAAATCCGATCTTTCACCGGGAAAATCCCTTTCAAAAGACATGGCTTCTCTACCATCACGATAGCCCATTGCATAATACTCACGTTCTCTCTTTGTGGGCATACTAGATCTATACCAGCCTCATAAACGCGGTCTCTATAGTGCTTGCCGCACCGCCAGTATTATTAGTTATTTTAAATTGAGGTAACTTTTGATTAGCTAAACGACCTTGGATCATATATATATTCCATACATTAACAGTTAGTGCTTCCGCAGCATCGTTAACACAATTCATAAAGCTCTCACGGTCAACGTTAGGCAAATATCTTAAAACTGCTGCAGCATCAACGGGGTTTAAATTAGCGTAACTTACGTCTGCCGGCCCCATAACGCCCTCTATCTTATAATTGCCACCTGCAGTTGTTTTAATTGCCAGTAACAGATCATTATAGCCTGTCATATCTAAAGGCCATGTGCCGTCGGCGTTAACATTCGGTGCTAAAAGCTCCCCTCCATTGGGTATAGACTCATGAACTTCAAAAGCAATAAAGACTTTATCATTGCTTTTGGCTCCTTTCCAGTCACCCTTCTCATCTACAAAGCCAGTGTTAAGCGTAGGTTGCACATACTGTGGCACCTCTATTCTGCCGTCTACTGTTGCGGACTCGATGCCCGCTTCCCTTGCAAGGGACCAAGGGGCCAGCCCCGTGCGGTTTCTAACCATATGTACTAGATCTCCGGATCTAGTCCAATTACTGGAAAACCAGCGTTACACTTGCTTGAGCGCTTCCGACGTCCGTGTCCATTGCTACTGCAACAGATACCTGATTCGATCCTACTACAGGTATTGAAACATCTAATGCAAAAGGTGAGTTCGTCATGCCGTTGGAGGCCGGTGTTCCGTCTACTCCTTGGCTGCCAATGGTCATAGTTTCCTGACCGCTGGACAATCCGTCCCCGCTTAGTTGCATTGCAAAGGTTGCAGCGCCATTTGTTGCGCTGTCGGTTGAGATTGAGGCAATTATGCCGACAATCTGTCCGGCGCCTGCCGGAACTTGTACGCTTGCTGTTGTGCTTTGACCGTAAAGACTTGTTAATGCTGTAAAGCTGTCTGCTGCGGTTATTGCACCTTCTCTTGTTCTATAGAATGCCATATTTATTTCTCCTTTAGGCCCTCAGTTTGAGCGGACCTATTGCTCCTAATATCTTGGACCCTCCGAAACTGCTAACCACTAATTTGGCAGCAAGCGCTCCCGCGCCAATTCGGATCATTGCGTCCTTATTTGTTTTAAAGGCGTTAGACAAAACGTCCAAACCTCCCTTAAGATTCCCTTTTAGGAATGCTTGTGTTGCGGTTCCCGCGTTGGCTGCGTCTAAAAACGCTAAGCCTGCGCCTGTTTCTATCAAATTTACTGAAAACGATTTTTTTCTTCTCGTTGTTCTTTTCCTGCGTCTTGCTACCATGTTTGCTCCAAGTGGGGCGGCCCTCGAGACGCCCAACAACTCATTTATGAGTAGCTACTTAACTTTGTCTCTTAACTATTTCGCTAATATATTCAGTCTTTTCTAATCCGCAAACCTCACATACCCATTCATCATCTATTAGATCATATCCTCTATATTGATTGCATTTGTGGCAATGTCCGGCCGGTTTCCGCTCAATTTCTTCTTCTTTTCTAGCTTTGAGCATTGCTTTTCTAAGTAACTTGTTTAAAAATTTAGATGCATTCATGTCAGCCTCTTCGGAAGCCACTTTAAGATACGCTACTTCTTCTAACCCCAAGGTAAACGCCTTACTTACTTTGAACTCGTTTTTTCTACCCATTTAGAGATCACCTGTACACCAACACCATAATAATGGATTTATATTTTCATCTTGAATTGGTTTTTTACAGTGTTTACAAATCATTTTTCCCTCCCACAATTACAACAAACAATTCTACGATCTTTAGGGGGGAAGGCTGGAGCTATAATATATTCGCCGGTACAATATAAACAGCATGTTCTATTATCGCACCAGTGGTCCGGATCGTCTTTACTCATTCTTCAATCTCCTTAACATACTTTGCAAATATATCGGACAAATCATTCTTAATCTTTTCTGGAAATGCATTAAGCATTAACTTGTCTCGGCATTGCTGTTTAAGTTCGGGGCGCGGATCCTGCAAATACAATGCCATTAAAGCCGTTGTTTCGACTAGCCTATTCAATTGTTCTTCTTGTCTAAAGTTCAATGTCTCACCATACCTACAGTAAGAAACCCCTATATAAGAATTATATTAATATAATTTTATTATTAAAAAACATTACTTACTAAAAAAAAATACAAATAACCCTACGTACCTATTAATATAATTATAATATAATAGTATTACTACTTGTTTAACCCTAATTTAGGGCCATCTTTTGGGTTTTCGGAGACGTTACTCCCGGAGTTTTGGCCCATAAATTGGTCTAAACCCCCCCTTTTCATAAGGTATTCGGCTACAAACCCAAGGATTGGGTTCTCCCTTGTTACTGCTTTTATGGTTGCTTGTCCAGTTGATTGATCTAATTTTTTACTGGCCGCTCCCAAAGAACCAAAAAAAGAAGATTGAAAAGCTTCGAGCTTTTCGTGCATTCGATCATCTATTTCATTTACAATAGGATCAAGTGCTTCAAGTAACATCTCATCGGACTCGGGCCCGCGGATGTATTCCACCCAAGCGTCACGGCTTAGGCTTGCTATGTAATGAGATAAGAAAAAGTAGAATACACTCCAGAAAACGGCAAGTCCTATAAGTTCGAGGGCGGTAATTTCCATAATTAACTAAACGCCGCTACGTATTTGTGATAATCAGTTATAGATCTGTCGGGGTTTCTGCTAGACCATTCAATCCAACTCATAACTTTTCCTTTTTCACCTACTCCGGCAATATATGCTTCGGCCGCTTGCTCAGCGGTAAACCCTGAAACGTCAACTTGAAATGGGACTCGAGGAGCTGGTGAGAGGACTCCCGAGTCCTTCAAGAGTAACCACAACGGAATTATCGCAGACAGGTTCATTTTCTCAATCCTGTTAGTATTCCCCCGGGAACTGAAATATCGGGGAGGTCTAAATTTTCAATGCCTGCAACCAGCCAGTTAATTGGATCTGTTATTAATTCCTTAGAAGCTTTTCTTTTAGTATCTTTAATACCTTTTTGCAGTTCGTGTGATAAACTAAAACCCTCTTCAATTAAACCGTCAACTAATTTTTCCCCTTCTTTAAGTGCCAAATACGTGGCAAGAAATCCACCAAGCACTATAGGCGTATT